CGGCTCGGTCTGAGCCTGACCCGTCTCAGCCGACGTCTCCGGCTCGGTCTCGCCGGTCAGCCAGGACGGCAGCTCGAGACCTCGGGCGAGGTCGTCGACGATCTCGGCGCGGACACCGTCCGCGTAGATGGCCGCCTGCTCATCGGTGGCGGCGAAGCGGAAGCCAGCGGGGATCTCACCCTCGGGGCTGGCGATGGACTGGAGGAACACGATCGTGGGCATGGAAGCTCCTGAGCCGGTCGGAGGGGTGAGCTGATCGGGGCGGTGGGCGGTGGCGCGCAGTTGCAGCCACCGCCCACCGAGCACTCAGGTCGCGGAGTGCTTGTAGGACGAGAGCGCCGCGGTGTCGTCGCAGCGGCCGTCGAACCGGGCGAACCCGAAGAACGCGACGATCCCGTTCTCGATGTACCGCTCGGCGGCCCGGACGATCAGCGGGTTCGCCACGGTGCGCAGGACGTAGCCCGCCTGGAGGTCGCCGAAGATGATCGACTTGGCGTTCGCGGCCGGGACCGGCAGCGAGTTGTCGACCGTGTAGGGGCGGCCGTTGATGAGGCTCGGCGTGCCGGCCTGCAGCGACGGCTCCCACAGCGGGCGGCCCTGGCTGTCCTTGAGCTTGCGGATCATCGCGATGGACTTGTCGTTCAGCGCGAACTTCGCCTTGCCGCGGTACGCCGGGTCGACCGAGTGCTCCAGGTCGATCAGGTTGTCGTAGGTGATGCTGAGGGTCTGACCGACGGCGCCGGTCACGCCGACCGGCGCACCGACCGCGAGGCCCTGGGGCTGACCCGAGCCCGTCCCGATCGCGATGTGGTCGGCCAGCCCGCGGCCGAACATCATGCCGAGCTGGCGGGAGATGATCGCCTCGACGTCGAACGCGAGATCCTGCAGCGCCTCGATCGACGCGCCGCCGGCCGCCCGGTACGTGTACGCACCGAGCGAACGCGAGCCGAACGTGAAGTCGGTCAGGGTGGTCGTGCCGCCCTCACCGATGATCGTCGCCTTGTTCGCGGTGCCGTCGAGGGTCGGCCACGGCAGCGACGCGCCCGTGCCGGTCGTGACGAGGTTGACCTCGCCCGCCAGGCCACCGAACGCCTTCATCGTCTCCGCGATCCGCTCCCAGAACTCGGGAGCCACGGCGTACCCACCGAGGTTCAGCGTCCCGGACATCTGGGCCCGCGACTCCTGACTGACGCGCTCCAGCAGCGCGCGCGCCTCGCTGTCGAGGTTCTGCGCCCCGCCGCGCAGGTACGCCTCGAACGCGCCGCGGTGGGTGACCTCCGCACCCTCGGCCCGCTCCGTCGCCGACGGCTCGACGAACCCGGCCGACCGGCGGGCGAAGTTCTCGTGCCGGCGGATGTCGCCTTCGAGCTCCTCGAGGTCCCGCTCGATCCGGTCCCACTGCTCTCGCTCCTCGGCGGTCAGAGCCCGGTCCTCGGTCTCCGCGCGCTGGGAGAGAGCCTGCATCTCGCCCCACGCGTTCGCGCGCTTGGCGATCAGATGGTTGATGGCACTCATGTTGCTTTCCTTCCAAGGGATGACCACGCCGGTAGGCGTGGCAACTGACCCCGCGCGCTGGCGGGAGTAGGTGGAGCGGCTGCTACTTGCCGTAGCGCCGCTGGAGAGCGGCGAACCGCTTGAGCCGCAGGTCATCTGCCCGACCGAGGACGGCCGGGGCCGGGTCACTCGTGAGCGCCTCGTGCCGTGCACGGATCGCCTCGCAGGCGGACCGCAGTCCAGCGGACGTCTGCCCGAATGCGGGGAACGTGACGGCGCTGACCTCGATCACGGTGAGGGCGAGGATGCGGCGCAGCTCGGCGCGGATGTCGTGGCCGTTGTCGTCGGTCCCGACGGTGATCCATTGCCAGTCGTCGTCTTCGACGTAGAACCCGAACGACATGCCGACGACGGTCTCGTCGTCGAGGTTCGCGACGAGGTCCGCGACGTAGGACTTCGCGGTGTTCAGCCCGGACAGGACGTCGAGGGCGGTCGACGTGTTCGTCAGCGTGAGGGTGCCGGCGCGGGTCCGCGAGATCGGGAAGTCCGAGTTGTGGTTCCACAGGAACGCGACGTCGGAGTCTTCCGCGTCGAGCTGGTCCCCGAGCGCGCCCGGGTCGATCTCCTCGTACCAGCCCCACGGCGAGCGACCGATGAACGTCCGCTGGTTGTAGACGATGGCTTGCCCGACGAACTCGGCACCATCGGCACCATCGGCTGCGCGTGCCTCCGGTCGGGTGGCGCGGGTCAGGGCGCCGCCGCAGCGGTACTCCAGCACTGGGGCGGTCACTGGCCCTCCTTCGGGTCGGCAGTCGGGTCGATCGGGAAGCCGGCGTCGGCCAGGAGCTTCCGGGCCTCCTCGGAGGTGAGGACCACGTCGACGCCGAGGTAGAGCTTCTGGACGATCTCCGCGAGCGCCCGGGCGCGGGCGGCGGGGTCGCTGCCGTCGGGCGCGACGCCCATGGGCGTCAGGTTGACGGGCTGGAGGTAGATGTCGCCGCCGGGGATGGGCGGCAGGTACTCACGGGCACGGACCTCGTCGGCGTTGAATGCGCCGATCTCGCGCATGAGGCGGTAGAACGCGCCGCGGGCCTGGGTGTCGCCGCGGGTGAGCTGCGACGTGTCGTACCGTGCCCGCTGCTTCTCGGGCAGCAGGTCCATCGTGCATCGGTCCTCGAACGGCTTGAGCCACGTGGGGACGAGGTCGAAGGTGTTGAACCCGGTTGCCTGCTGCTCAAGGCCGGTGCCCCAGGACGTTGAGCCCTGGGTGTGCATGAGCAGGAACGGCGGGACGCCGTACCAGCGGGCGACCTCCTCCACCTGGAACGACCGGGTCTGCAGGAACTGGGCGTCCTCGTTCGGGATCGACAGCTTCTCGAACTTGACCGCACCTTCGAGGACCATGACGTCGTAGGCGTTCGCGACGCCCGCGGAGGACCGCCACCGCCGCTTGAGCTTGGTGATGTCGTTGTCGGAGAGCGGCTTCTCCTGGTCGACGGTGATGAAGCCCTGCGCCTGCGCACCGGAGCCGAAGAACCGCGAGCCGTGCTCCTCGGCGGCCTTCGTCAATCCGAGCGACTCGAACGCCGCCTGACGGATCGGCGAGATCCCCTTGATCCCGTCGAGCGTGAAGCCCCACGAGTGAAACACGTCGTAGTCGGTCAGGATGTCCGACTGCGAGCCATCCTCCAGCGTGAGCCGGTACGCGCGGCCGGACGGGAATTCGTTGTCTCCCGGGTACCACCAGACGGTGACCTGGTTCGGGTGGACCGGGGTGAGGCGCAGGATCCGACCGCTGTGGTCGCGGACCTTGAGCGCGTAGCAGTTGCCGTAGAGGGCTCGATGGATGAACAGGAGCCGGCGCCAGTCGGACGGCGTGTAGGCCGGATGCGGCCGTTCGAGGATCGAGTCCTGGAAGCCGAAGTTGTCGTCGATCGCGTGGAACGGCAGAGACCCGGCCAGGTTCGAGATCAGGTTGACGCTGCGCCACACCGTCGACAGCGTCAGCGCGGTCGTCTCCGACATCGCCGTCCCCGCGCGCGTCTGAGCCCCGATCCCGAACAGGCCATCGACCAGGCTCGACGTGATCGGGATGCTCGGGTTGTTGATGCTCGCCTGGATCGTCTGGGCGGCACGCTTGACCAGGGTCACGCCGTGGACTCCGCGCCGGGCTCGGCCGCCGTCTCCGCGTCACCGTCAGGGGCAGCCTCGCCGCGCGGCACGAACTGCGCGGCCACGACCAGGAGCAGCCCCGCGACGATCACCGCGAGCGGGATGGACCAGAGCGCTATCCCGATCACCAGGACGAGCCCGCCGGCTGTCTCGACAATCTCGGGGAGTGCACGCCGCACGTCGGCCTCCCTTCGGTCAGTGGATTCGGAGCTCGCGCGGGACCGGGAGTCGAAGGCCGGCGGCGATGGCGCCGGTGATGGCGATGAGCGGGCTGGCGTCGACCTTGCTGGTCTCCATCGGGGCCTTGCGGTCCCACACCCAGCTATTGCCGATCTCGCGGGTGGCTTGCGCGGTGAGCGCGATCGTCACAGGACCGTCGTTGGTGTGCAGGACTCGTGGCGGGTCACTGGCGAGGAGGTCGACGACGGTGCCGCACGCGCTGGCCAGGTCGCCCGCGCCCCAGAGCGTCAGCCGCGACGACAGCAGGTCGTTGACGGCCTCGAGGTCATCGTGGAGCGACTGCCCCGGGCTCATCCGCTGCATGATGACCTGCTGCAGGTCGAGATTGTCCATCTCGACGCGCAGGAAGTCCCCGACCCACTCGGAGCCGTCGGCGTATGCGACGAGCTGGGCGAGCACGCGCCCGTCGTCCGCGCGTTGCGCGAACGCGATCGCGGTCTTCGTGCGGTCCCATGACATGTCGACGAACGCCGCAGTGGTGACGCCGTCGACGAGTACCTCGTCCTCAGACTCGGTGGCGGTCCACGAGTCGGCGGCGATCTTGAGGTCCATCGACACCGGCGGCGGGTCGATCCACCAGCCGAGGCGTTCCATCCCGAACTTCGCCGGAGCCAGGAGACGCCGTTCGCCCCGGATCGCGTCGAGCGTCATCCGGCCGGACGTCATCGCGAAGTTGGCCTGCTCGTATAGGTCCGGGTCGTCCATCGCGCACCCGCGCGTGCCGACCACGTGCATGCACCGCGGCGAGCGGCACTCACGTTGCTCGGCGGCAGCTTCGACGTAGGCGAGTCGACCCGCGTCAGCTTCGCCGTCCGCTGCCTTGCGGGCAACGTCGCGTAGGCCGCGCAGGAGGTCGGCTTCCGGTGAGTCGTCCCCTTGTGACGACAGGAACCGCATCTGCGTGTGCGGCTTCGCCGACAGCGTCGGGATTAGCGCCGCGGCGCTGGTCTGCGGCAGGATCAGCGCCTCGTCCCACGTGAGGACGTTGCCCGACACGCCTCGGCCGCCGGACTTCGACCGGGCCCGGAACCGAGCCTCCGCGCCCTTCCGCGTGGTCCACCCGAAGTTGCCTGCCGACTTCCGGATCCGGCCCTTGAGTAGCGAGGACAGTTCGCGGTAGCCCTCGATCGTCGCGACCATCCAGCCGAACGTTGCGCGCGTCGTGTCGAACAGGTGCGCGGTCCACGTGTGGCACTCGACGTTGAACAGGAAACAGTCAGCGAGGAGGAACACCTGACCGGCGCCGGTCTTGCCGTTCTGACGCGGCTCGATCAAGCAGACCTGTGACGCTGCCCAGGTGCCGTCCTGCCACCCGTAGACGGCCTCGGCGTATTCCTTCTGGTGTTCGTCGAACTCGAAGCCGATCGCACGCGCGAAGTCGATGACCTCGCTGGCAGCGGAGCTGGACCGCGGCGGTAGGACTCGGACCGCGGGGTGAAACGCCGCGACCATCAGGCGCCGCCGAAGCGATGCTCCATCGACAGGATCTGGCCGAGTTCAGTCTGCTCCGGCGCTCCGCCTTCGGCGACGACGCGCATGCACTCGCGCAGTTCCTTCGACAGCGCGGCCAGCCCGGACTCCGACGCGACGGCCGCGGTCTCCCGGATACGCGCGCCGAGGATCCGGGCGAGCGCTTGCGCTGTCCGCTCCGGCGATCCGGAGGCGATCGCCTGGTCAAGCGACTCGGCCCCGGTGCTGTCGTCATCGCCGTCGAGGTCGTCATCGGGCGGCTCGTCAATCGCGGCCATGGTGTCGGCGACGACCCGCACGCCGAGCTCGATCACGTTGGACCGCCGACGGTGCGCAGCGACGGCCTTGCGGGTGTTCGCCCGACGGCCGGCGGCGCGGCACGTCTCGCTGCAGTACTTCCGGCGGCCGGTGGCGGGGCTCCCGCAGATCGGGCAGGGGGTGTCCATCACCACCTCCGGCGGGGCTGCCCCGGCCGGGGCTCGGGTGCATACCCCCTCGGGGTATGGGGGATACCCCCCTCGAGGTGCTTACGTCGGACGGCCTGGGGAGATACGGGCCAG